TCATGGAATCCTAAGACCTGAGTGTGCAGCTACAATCAAGTTATCTGCTTCTTAATTTACATAAAGGGTACTCAGTAATGGGTACTCTTTTTCTTACTACTTGGAGATTATTATGGCTTACGGAAAGATGAAGAAGAAAAAGAAAAAGATGAAAGGAAGAGACTCACTAAAAATTAAATACTAATCATGTCTGTAGCTGCAACCACTGAACTGGAAAGCATCAACATTATGTTGGCTGCCATAGGAGAAGCTCCTATCAACAGTCTTACAGGTACACTTCCTGTTGATGCTCGTCTAGCACAGTCAACTCTTACTGAAGTGAACAAAGAAGTTCAATCAGAAGGTTGGTCTTTTAATACAGAAATAGATGTCACTCTTACAAGAGATGGATCTAATCATGTAGCCCTTTCTTCCGATGTTTTAAGGGTTGATCCTAATATTCATCAACACACAACTATTGATGCAATACAACGTGGCCTTAAGCTATATGACAGGTTAAATAATAAGTTTGAATTTGATGAAGATCTTATCTGCACTGTGGTCTATTTCAGAACCTTTGATGAGATACCAGAACCTGCAAGAAGGTATATAACAATAAAAGCTGCTCGTATCTTTGTTGATAGATTAGTCAGTGATGATGGCCTAAGAACATATACACAACAGGACGAGACAAGAGCTAGAGCTATACTGATGGAAACAGACTTAGCTAATGGAGATCATAATGTTCTTAGAGGAGATCCTTCATTAACAAGTGTCTTTGATACCTACTCACCTTCCAGAGCTTTAATTAGATAACAATGGGTTTAATTTCCAAGTCTATACCTACTTTGTTAAGAGGTATATCACAAGCTTCAGATGCTACCAAACAACCTGATCATGCTGATATACAAGACAATGCTGATAGCAACCCTGTCCTTGGTCTTACAAAGAGGTCTGGTCTTGAATATGTAGCTAATATTTCTAATACAACACTAGGTAATGTTCATGTACAAACTATCAATAGAGATGTAGATCAAAGATTTATTTCTGTATTCAGTAATGGCAATGTAAGAGTTTTTGAATTAGATGGAACGGAAAGAACAGTACAAAAACCTGATGGTACAACATATCTAAATACAACAACTCCTAGAAGTGATATAAAAACTGTTACGGTTGCAGACTTCACCTTTGTTGTTAATAAGACTGTTACCACTGCAATGAATAGCAGTGACTTATCACCTGGTAATATCACACAGGCAGTAATCTTTGTAAGTCAAGTATCAGATAAGACCACTTATTCAGTAACAGTTGATGGGGTGACAGTCTCTGACAGTACATCTTCTGACTCTACTCTCAGCACTACACAGGTAGCTACAGATTTAAGAACAGGTCTTGCTGCTGGTTTAACAGGTTTTACTTTGCAACAAAATGGTCCTGTTGTTCATATAAAGAAAACAGATGGATCTAACTTTTCTATTGATGGTAATGACACACAGGGTAATCAGGATCTTGTGGTAGTAAAAGATAGTATCCAGAGGTTCTCTGATCTTCCAACTGTCTCTCCTCATGGTTATGTAGTAGAGGTAAAAGGAGATGATACTACAGACTTTGATAATTATTACGTTAGATTTGTTGCTAATAACAGCACAGTAGATGGCACGTTGGAAGAAGGGCAGTGGGAGGAATGTGCTGAAAGTGGTATTGAATTTAAGTTTGATTACGACACAATGCCACATATTCTTATAAGACAAAGTGATGGTGATTTTAGATTTGCAAGAGTTGATGGTGATACTTATACAGACTTAAATACTGCTGGAACTTATAGCCAATCAGGTACAACAGTTACTGTAACCTCTGCTAATCATGGATTATCCAGTAGTGATTCAGTACAGTTTGATTTCACCTCTGGTAATGCTGTTGATGGTACTTTTACTGTTACAGTTACAAATGCAAATACGTTTACGTTTACAGCAGCAGGTTCTCTTACTACAAGTGGTAATGTAGCTTTTGGTAAAGTTAATAATTCTACCTTGCCTAAGTGGGGAGAAAAAACTGTAGGTGATCTTGTATCAAATCCAAACCCTTCTTTTATTGGTAAGAAGATCAATAATATATTTTTCTATAGAAGCAGATTAGGAGTATTAGCTGACGATAACGTAATACTTACAACGGTATCTGAGTTCTTTCAGTTCTTTAGAGAGACAGTTTTAACTGTTGTTGATAGTGATCCTATAGACGTAGCAGCTTCACATACAAAAGTATCTATCTTGAAGCATGCTGTACCGATGGCAGAACAGTTAATACTATTTTCTGATCAGACACAGTTTGTTCTTACCTCCTCATCTGTTCTTACTCTTACCCCTAAGACAGCAACAGTTGTTGTTGCAACAGAATTTGAGAGTAGCGATGCTGCTTCCCCTGTAAGTTCTGGTAATAGTATTTATTATTTAACGAATAAAGGTGAGTTTGCTGGTGTCAGAGAATATGTAACACAGGAAGATTTAACAATAAGAGATGCAGCTAATATTACTGTTCATGTTCCTAGATTAATACCAGTAAATATATTTAAGCTAGCAGTCTCAACCAGTGAAGATGTTCTTGTTCTATTAGGTACTGATAATCCAAATAAGTTATATATCAACAGATGGTTATTTGGTAATCAATCACAGAAGATTCTTAACTCATGGTCTACTTATACGATAGATAGTAATAGAACCATACTGAATGTAGATTTTATTGGTACTGATTTATTTGTAGTCGTACAAGAAGCTAATGGTACAAGCATAGAGAAGATACCATTTGAAGCGGATTCTAAAGAAGCTAATGCTACATTTAAGTTCTGCTTAGATCATAAGGTTACAGAAGCTTCTACTGGTGTTTCAGTCGCTTATAACTCTTCTACTGATGTGACTACCTTTACTGTTCCTTATAGATTAAGAGCAAGTATGAATGTGGTTGGTAGATACTTAGCTAGTGGAGAGACAAGCACTTTTGTTGATACTCAGGGTAATACTAAAACACTAAAACCAGGACAGCTTGTAGCTACAACAAACTCTACTAATGGTTCAACAGCTACGATTACTGCTAATGGTGATTATCGCAATAGTAAATTTATTATTGGTGAACCATACGAAATGCACTATAGATTTAGTCAGAGAAGACTAATGCAATCAGCACAAGGTAGAGATGAGATACTAAGTGGCAGATTGCAACTACATCATTTCTACATTAAGTTTGAAGATACTGGATTCTTTAAAGTTGAGGTCACACCAGAGAACAGAGATACATCTACCCATAAATTCACTGGTCGTTTTCTTGGTTCTACTTCCTCTACCTTGGGAGATATTAATTTAGAGTCAGGTACATTTAAAGTGCCAATAATGAGCAGAGCAGATAGAGTGGATATAGATGTAAAGAATGACACATTCTTACCAACACAACTAGCCAGTGCTGAATATGAAGCTATGTTTCATATGAGGTCAAGACGTATTTAATGGGTTATTTAAGAAAAGCAAATTTAAAAGATCTTAATCATGTATGTGAAAACATGAGAGAAATGGATCGGTTGGAAGCTGTATATCAAACAGGACAAGAACCAGCCGATGCTTTACGTCTAACGTATTTAGCAGGTGAACAGGTCTTAACAATAGCTGGTGATAATGATCAACCTATGGGGTTATGTGGTGTTATTAGTGATGGTTGTATATGGATGATATGTACTGATGAATTATTTACTAATAAAAAATATAAAATACAACTTATAAGAAAAGGTCGAGAATGGGTTGACAACCTGTTGAAATCTTACAAAGTCTTATATAATTTTGTATATGCAGAGAATCATTCTGCAATTAAATGGTTAAAAGCATTGGGATTTACTTTTGTGAATTATTATGAAAAGTATGGGGATCAAGAAAAACCATTCTACGAATTTCTGAGGATTGCTTAAATGTGTTCACCTCTTGTAGCTGTTAGTGCAGGTTTAAGTTTATTTAGTGGTCTAGCTTTAAGATCAGCTAAACAAGAGCAAGCTAGGCAAACATATCAAAATGCAGTTACAGCAAGCCAATCAGTAGATGAATCTTTTGCCAATCAACAATCAACTTTAGGTAGCAGGTTAAAAGAAGAACAGGCTTCAGCCGCACAGAAAAGATTAGCAAAATCTATAAAGGGTTTGGAAGCCAAAGGAGCTTTAAAAACAAGACCAGGAATTGCTGGTAATTTAGTAGCCTTACTTGATAACAATATTGATAGACAAACAGCTAATTCAAGAGAATCAATTAATCAATCTCTTGAATCATTCACTAGACAATACAGAAGAAATGTACAAGGTTTAGAAATACAAAGAGATAGCAAACGAAATAGATTACAAGATAGTGTTACTCAAGCTTATAATCAGATACCAAGCTTAAGTTCTATTATTCTTGGTACAGCCACCCAGGGACTGTCTCAATACGCATCTTTAGCATGACTAACAGTTATCAAAGCACCGCCTTTCAACCCTTTGCAGATCCTAGTCCTTTTGCAAATGAAAAATACACTCCAAGAGTACAGCCTAAAAGTGGTATTGAATCTTTAGCTGAAACACTTGTTGCTATAAATCCTAATATTCAAAAGTTTATTGGTGAAAGAATAGAAGATCAAAAAGAAAAAGACAAAAGGAAAGCAACAAAAGATAGGATTCAATTTGAACTTGATAAAGGTTCCGTAGCTAAAGCTTCTAATAAAATTAGAAAAACAGAAGGTAATGATACTGCAAGAAAAGTTATTGGTGGCAGTAGGGCTTATAGAAAACAATATGAAAAGGTTGGAGTACAACTAGAAGCTTTAAAACTTGGCAATAGATTAGAAAATGATTTTGATACTTTTAAAGTTGATACAGGAAAAGTAGATTCAAATGGTCAACCGATTACCAAATTTTTAAGAGAATTTGAAAGCAATTCACCAGAAGTTTTAAATTGGAGAAGTGACAAGTTAAATAGTGCAATTCAAGCCTTAGAAGATAGAGGTGTTGATCCTGACGCTATAGATGAATTTTTTATTCCAACCATACAAAAACAACTATTTGAAATTGATGATTACGCTACAGAGCAGAATCAAGAATTTAAATACTCCCAACTACAAAGTGAAATACCTTCTTTAATGGACGAAGTCTCACAGCTTGTTGGTAAAGGTAAAGATGAACAAGCAGGTATTGTATTAACTGAATTTTTAAACAACCTTTATAATGCAGGTATAACTGGTGATGATGCTAATAAAACATACACAATGATAGTCAAAGCTGCTTTTGATAAATCTCGATTACTTGTAGACCCAAACGATGATTTAAAATTAGCAATAGCAGATACTTTTGCCGATCGTATATTAAAAGCTGTTCCTTACGGTAATAGCGATTTAAGAAGCCATTCAAGTTACTTAGATGAAGCAGCAGATTTTCACGAAAAATACGACAAAATACTTTTAGCTAAATTACAAAATCCAGAAAAAATTAATAATGCAAAAAACAAAGCCAAAGTAAAACAAGGATGGCAATCAATTAATAATATGAAACGTGGAGAAAATGAAACAATAGAGGATTTTAATTTGAAAAGAAAAAATAAATATAACGAGATTTTAAACAACCCAGAATTTAGTTCTAAGGAAGTACAGGATTATGCTCAGTCTTTAGGAGAATCAGATAATACAGAACTTATAAATATAGAAATACCAGCACTGAAGAACAAAATAAGAAAAGGTGCTTTTGATGGTTTTGATGACATTTTAGAACAAGAAATAGCAATACTGGAAAATAATCATGCAACTATGGATGATGAAGCTATAGAGGCTTTTGAAAAATTAAAAACCTTTGCAGCAACCTCAAAAGGTTTAGCAGAAGATATTGATAAAAGTCTAAGAAATATCATGACTGAAATTGATAGAAATTTAGGAACAAAAGATGGATTTTTAACAGGAGGTGCGCCAAAAGATTTTGCAAAATCAACAAGAATTAGATTTGAGATGCAAACACAACTAACCGAGTACTATCAGGATTTTATAGAAAAAAAAGGAAGAAGACCTAATAGTTTGGAAAGACAAAATATTGAAAGACAATACTTTTTGCAAATGGCAGCTAGAGAAAACATTGGCGATATTACTCAAGACTTCGCTGACAAGATGTTTAAACCTGCTGTATTAGATGAAGAAGGTAATATTAAGAGTGGTTATTTAAATCCATTTTTAAAAGAAGAAAATCTAACGCCTCCAGATAACACTGGTGGTGGAGAATTAACAGGTGGTACAGGCAGTGATGCTGGTCAATATATGGAACCAGGTATGTTTGATAACTCTGGACGCAGAGGAGCAGGTCCTGGTGGTGGAATGAATCTTAATACAGAAACAAATAGAACTTATACTGTTAAATCAGGAGATACCCTCGAAACTATTGCAAATCAATTTGGTGTTGAACTTGATGACCTCGTAACAGTTAATAAAATAAAAGATCGTAATTTTATTAGAGAAGGTCAACCATTAACCATACCTGAACCACGACCTAAATTTATAGATAAATATAGAGATAAACCAGTACCTGACTTTGGTGGATTAGGAAAGCTAATTATTAGTGGTGAGTCTGCAGGTCATGGTATTTACAATGCCTTTAATCGTGGTGGTACAGATACAGCAGGCAAGATGGATATAACCAGTAAAACAATCGCTGAAATGAAAAAGATGCAAGCTGATGGTACTGTTTCTGCTGTAGGTGCTTATCAATTTACTGAAGGTGTTTTAGAAGAAGCTAGACAAGTAGCAGGTATTGCTGAGGATGCAATAATGACACCTGCTGTACAAGATAGATTATTCTGGGCAATGCTGACTGGTGGTAAAAAACGTCCAGATCTAACAGCTTATTTACTAGGAGAAAGTGATGATTTGGATGCAGCACATGAAGACTTGGCTCTTGAATTTGCTGTAATACAAGGTCCAGATGGAAAAGGAAGGTATGATAAAGACAAGTCTGGAAACCTTGCCAGAATAAAACCAGATTTAGTCAGGAAAGCCTTGATTAAAGCTCGTGAAGAAATCTCTAAATTATAAAGATGACAGATTCTAATCTTTCCCCAGAAAACGAAAAACTTAAAAATACTGGTATAAGAGATATACCAAGAGTTTTAAGAGAGAAGTTATTTGAACAGTCTGGTGCTGTAATGTTTCCAGAACAAATTACACCAGATGTTGTAAAGAAATCACAGAAATCACAAGAACAGTTATTTGAAGCCAAAACAGAAGAAGACCAAAGGTTCTTTAGAGCAATGGGTGCTGGTCTTTTAGATATACCAAATGAAATAAAAAATATTAGTGATTGGGCTATGGGTAATCCATACGACCCTGATCAACTTATAAATTTAAAAGCTGCTGGTGTGGAAAAAGATGGTGATAAAGATGATGCTTTTTATAATTTAATAAAATTTTCTACTGGTTTTTTATTACCTTACGGAGGGTTTACAAAAGGACTTACAAAAGCAGGTAAAGCAGTACAAGGTATAAAAGGTATAAAAGCAATTAAGAATGTTAAGTATGCAGATAAAGTAGCTACTGGTGCAAAGTGGTTTACAGCAGGTGCAGCAGCAGACTTTGTTGGTATTGATGCTTATGATGAAAACTTATTTAATTTTATGATGGGTGTTGAAAATCCCATAATTAATAACGGATTTGTAAAACCTTTCTTTGAATATTTAGCAGCACCAGAAAGACCAAGTGAGGGTGATCCTTCTAACTTTGGTGAAGCAAAATTAAAGCAGTTATATTCTGGTGCAGTCTTTGGTGAGTTGATTGGTGGAGGCTTTGTTGTCGGTTCAAAATTAGCACCTAAGGCAGGTAGAGCTTTAGCCGAAGGAGCAGAACAGGCAGTAGATGCTGTTACTGGTGGGCCTAAAATTTTAAACCAAAACCAAATGCGTGATCGAACTATCAAGTTATTTAAAGATATAAAAAAAGATCCAACCAGAAGAAATTATTTTCTTAGCCAAAAGAAAAGAATAGATAATGCAAATCTAGTTGGTAGTGAAGAATTTTCTGATGAGTTTAAAGAAGTATTAGATAATGTTCCTGATCTAAATGAAACTGTTGGTAGTGCTGGTGGTACAAAGCCACCTAGGAAACCCCCTGCTGGTAGTGGAGCAGGTGCTGACATACCTGATGATGGATTACCTTTACTAAAATCAAAACCAAATCCTAACGTTTGGGGTGTTGAGGGAGATCCAGATGTTTTAAAGATTACAAGTGATATGTGGGAAGCTACAGGTAAAGCTCTCAATAGAGTTACCATACCTGATGACTTCTCTGTAGAAGCTGCTTCTGCAATGGGTTATGACTATCTTCTACCTGCTGTAACAAAACTTGCTAAGTTAATAAGTCCTAACGCTCCTGAAAAACACATGAGGGTTTTATACCTTGGAGCAATAAAAGAGAACAAACGATTAGCTACAGAGATAAGTAAATCAATGACTTCTATAGAAGAAGCCTTTCTTCTTGGTCAAAAAGTACCTGATGAATTACTTACTAAATGGTCTGGTGATGTAATTGATCTCATACGTCTTACAGGTCCAGCAAAAACAATAAGTTCTGAAACAGCAGGTACTGTAAGAATAAATCAACTTATAGATGCAGAACCTAAAAACTTAGCTAAAACTTCAGTCGATGAAGAGGTAGGTACAAGACCTTTTGGTGCGCCTGGTGGTCAAACAATGGCTGACAGAGTAAAACAAGAAAAGTTTAGACCTACAACAAAACAGTTAGTAGAAAAAGCAAAAAAAGAAATTACTGAAAAGAAAGCTGTACCAACAAAAGAAGAATTAATTGAAGGTCTTAAAGGTTATATAGAAGGTAATGATGTTGATGGTTTATTAGGTATTACAAGAAAAGTTCTTGCTATGCAAGGTGATGGTAAGAGATTAAGTAAGCTTGTTGATGGAATGACTTTAAAGGATCGAGCAGGTAGAGGTCTTCGTATTACTAATGAGTTGTTTATCAACAGTCTTCTTACTGCACCAGAAACACATGTTGTAAATATAGTTGGTTCATTGATGAATGTTGCTCTTGGTCCATTAGATCTTGCGGCAGGTGCACCCATAATGGAAACTGAAATGAAAGCTAGAGCAGTAAGGGAATTAGTAAAAATATTAAATTCCACTGGTGAAAATCTTAAGGCAGCAGGCAAGGCTTTATGGCTTGATAAAAACATTCTTGATGAAAGAAGAATGTTTGGACAGGATCAGTACGAAAGATATGCACTTCGTATGGCAGGTGATAATTATTTTGCAAAAACAGTAAATTTATTTGGTCATGGTTTTAGAATACCTGGTCGTTTTATGATGGCTGGTGATGAATTTGTAAAACAAGCTGCTTTTCGTTCTCACCTATGGGGTGAATTTTCTGAGCAGGCAACTAAAAGAGGACTGAAAGGAAAAAGTTGGGGTATCTATGTAAGAAGTAATTTCGATGAGGTTATAGATATAGTCAACAAACAAAGCATTAGAGAAGGAACAGATGAGTATATTCTTGATGCTTATACAAGAGCATTAGATTACGCAGCAGATAGAACCTTTACAGAAGAATTAGGGAAAGGTTTTTTTATGAATGGAATGGGATCTAAAAGAACTAAAGAAATAGCAAATATTTTAAAATCTTCTCCACTTAAACCAATAGTTCCATTTGTCACAACACCAATAAATATAGGTAAACACGTTTTACGAAGAACTCCTATGACAGGAATGATACCTGGTAACCCTTTTCCTATTCAGCTTCCAGGTTTGTCACCAAAATTTAACATGTCTTTTGGAAGAATACTCAAGGAACATAATGACAGACTGATGAGTGATGATCTTGCCACTGCTTACAGGGCTAATGGAGAAGCTACTGTCGGTGGTGCTATATGGGCTTACTTTATAACTTTGGCTGCTGCTAGACATGATCCAGAAGCCGAATTAGCTCTTATCGGTGGTGGTCATCATAATAGATGGTTAAGGGAAGGGGAAAAAAGAACAGATGAATTACCTTACAGTTGGAGAGTTTTACAAAAAGATGAAAATGGATCAATTATAAGAGGTGATAATGGTCTTCCTAATTATGAATATATAGATCTACTTTCTCGAATGGAACCTATTGGCTCACTCTATATGATTGCAGGTGATATGGAATACTGTAATGATTTTATGGCGGATGAAGACTATAAAAATGCTGCTCAATGTCATACTGCTTTGCTCTCAAGAAACTTAAACAATAAATATATGATTCAGAATCTTGCACAAGCTATTGATTTAACAAGTGATGTAGGAGCTTTAAGAAGATTTTATCAAGTTCCAGCTAACTATATAACAAGCATTACTAACTACCCTGCTTCTATGCTTCGAAGTATTAAAAGAGCTAGAGGTGAAGAATGGTATGACGAAATGACACAAAGAATGTACAAAGGCAGATTTCCTAAACGTAAAACAAAATTTACTAAAGGTGATTTACAGCCACAAGTCGAAAGGCAAGCTGATAAAGGTCAATACTCAGACGCTGAGAACATTGCAGGTTATGAGTTTGAAGGTAATGATTTAGGTAGTTTGATGAATGAAAATAACCCATTTCAAGATTTAAATACTTTTGGCTTAGTGTTAATGAGAAATTATCAAGATACATTACAAGGTTTTAGTGCTGATCTTGCTCCTATAAAAAGCATGACTACAGGTAAATTAGCAGAATACCCAGAAGGATTATTTGGTATTAACTTTGGGAATCCATTCAAATACAGAAAAGAAAATGATAATCCTCAAGATGAATATCTAAGAAGAATACAATTTAAATTAGTACCTCCAAGTGATGTAATACCATTTGGTAAAAGAGGTTTTGTTGGTGTAAACTTAACCACCCCAGAATATAACGATCTTAAGAGACTTATTCCCGACATACCTCTTAACCCTCGCACAGGAAAATTTGATACTAAAAACGGTATTAGATTTCCAGAAGCTTTGTTAGAACTTTCAAGAAGAAAGAAAAATATAGAAATGCTTAAACTTATTGAAAGTGATACCTCTGGTTCTATAGACGCACAAGCCACTTTAAAAAAGAAACAGTTATTTTTAAAAGAATTACAAAGTGAAGCAAGAAAAATTTACAGTGCATATAAAGAAGCAGCAGTTGAATATTACAAAGAGAATTTATTAGATGAAGATAAGAAGACTATGGCAGAAAATGAGCTTAGAAGAGGTACTAACGATATACTAAAAACATTGGAAGGCATTAATCTTAATTAACTATGGCTACTAACACTGCTGCATCTTTTACAAACCATACTGGTAATGGTACTGCTGGTCCTTTCAGTATCTCCTTCTCCTATCTATCAGAAGCTGAAGTTGATGTTACGGTTGGTGGGGTCTTAAAAACCATAATCACTCATTACACATTTACTAGTGCTACACAGATAACATTTACCAGTGGTAATGAACCTGGTAATGGTGTTGCTATTAAATTTCAAAGAGATACCAATATAACTGCTAAAAAGGTAGATTTTAATGATGGTAGCGTTCTTACAGAATCAGATCTTGATACACAAAATGATCAGGTCTTATTTGCTCAACAGGAGATTTTAGATAAGTTAAGCGGTATTGAAGAGAACGCTACAGCAGATCAGACAGATGCAGAGATAAGAACTGCTGTAGGTAATGCAACTGATAGTAATGTCTTTACCGATGCTGATCATAGTAAATTAAATGCCATAGAAGCTTCTGCCACTGCCGATCAAACTAACGCAGAAATTAAAACAGCATATGAAGCAAACAGTGATACCAATGCTTTCACCGATGCAGAAAAAACAAAGCTATCAGGTATTGAAACATCAGCTACCGCAGATCAATCAGACAGTGAAATCAAAACAGCCTATGAAAGTAACAGTGATACCAACGCATTTACTGATGCTGAGAAAACAAAACTATCAGGTATAGCTACTGGTGCTGAAGTAAACGTACAGTCCGACTTTAATGCTACTTCTGGTGATGCTGTAATTCTAAACAAACCAACAATACCTAGTTCTATAAATGACCTGTCAGATGTTAATACTTCTGGTGTGGCTAATGGAAAAATTCTTAAGTATGATTCTTCAACTTCTAAATTTATAATTGCAGATGATGATAATACAGGAGGAGGTGGAGGAGGTGGTTCTAGTACTTTTGTTGGCTTAAGTGATACTCCTGTAGCTTTTTCTGGTTCTGGTGGTAAAACTGTAAAGGTAAACGCTGCTGGTAACGCTCTTGAGTTTGTTACTGTATCTACTGATGTTGTTGACGATAGTTCACCACAACTTGCAGCAAACCTTGATGTTCAAACACATGAGATAACAACAAGCACTACTAACGGTAATCTAAAACTAAATCCTAATGGTACAGGTGTTGTTGAAATAAAAGGTGATGGTACTTCTAGTGGTACAACAGGTGCAATACAGCTTAACTGCTCAAACAATAATCATGGTGTAAAAATACAGTCTCCACCACATTCTGCTGGTGCGACTTATACTTTAACTCTTCCTAATAATGATGGTGATGCAGGTCAATTCTTAAAAACTGATGGTAGTGGTGTATTAAGTTTTGATTCTGTAGCAGCCCCTCAAGCTTTAACTGCTCCAAATGGTCAAACTAGAATATTAGTTGATAACACAGATATAAATATAGGTTTTGCACCTTTAAAATTTGATACTGACCCGAATAACACATTCAATATTAAAATTCAAGGGCCAACTACATTAACTAAAAACAGTTCATTTACATTACCTGAAGATGGGTCTAACGGACAATTCTTAAAAACAAATGGTAGTGGTGTATTAAGTTTTGGAAATGTTGATGACGATAAAATTAGTGAAGGTAATACAGAAGCAGAAGTAGTTGATACTGGTTCTGATGGACACTTTAAAGTCACTACAGAAGGTACTGAAAAGTTTAGAGTCGCAGCAAATGGTAATGTCGGAATCGGTTCAAATTCACCATCAGAACTGTTACAGGTTTATGATGCGTCTGGTAATCCAACAATAAATGTAAGAGCTAATAATCAAAACACTGCTTCATTAAAACTTGAAAATGATGATGGTGATTGGACTATATCTTCTGGAACTTCTAGTTATCCTTTAAATTTTGCTGTTGGTGGCAGTAACAAATTAACAATACTAAATGATGGAAAAGTCGGTATTGGAGATACAACACCATCTACAGAGTTAGAAGTAAACGGAACAGTTACAGCAACATCTTATGCAGGCAATGGATCAGCCTTGACAGGTATTGCATCTGCTAATCGTAATCTAATAATTAACGGAGCATATACAATAAATCAAAGAGGAGTAACAGGAAATGGTTCATCTGGCTATCAAGTAGTTGATAGGTGGACAATGAGTGCTGGTGGATTAAATAATGCTATGCACCAATATCAAGTTGATATAACTGCTGGAGATTTACCTTATACAAAAGGATTTAGAAAAATGTATAGGTTAACAAATGATGGTCAAAATGCAGATGCAAATGATTTTATACAAGCAGTTCAACATATAGAAGCACAAAATGTAGCAACAAGTGGCTGGAACTACGTTTCAAGTTCCAGTAACATAACTCTTTCTTTTTATGTAAGAGCAAGTGTAACACAAACTTATCATGGTTATTTACAAACACTTGATGGAACAAATAAAACAAATTCTTTTTCTTTTGCTTTAACGGCTAATGATTGGACAAAAGTAACAAAAACTTTTTCTGGCAATTCTGGGATAACTATAAATAATGATAATGGTGCAGGATTAACAGTTCATTTTACTCCTTTTATGGGTACAGACTTTACAGCGAGTAGTGTTACTGATGGTGCATGGCAAACTTATGCTTCAGGTGCAAGAACAAAAGATCAAGTTGGTAATTGGATGACTACAGCTTATTCAACATTTGAAATTACAGGAGTTCAACTAGAAGTAGGCAGCGTGGCAACAGATTTTGAGCATAGGTCATTCGGTCAGGAGCTTGCTTTATGTCAGAGGTATTTTTATCAATTGTCTAAACAAGGTAGCACTTCTGAAGTTTCAAACGCTCCTATAGGACTTGGTAATTATGATAATAGTAGTAATTTTCAAGCAATTATTCCTTTTCCTGTAACGATGAGAAATAACCCAAGTCTTATATCAAGTGATACAGCAAACGGTTTTTATGTAAGAAGAGAAGGTAGTGCAGATTTTGTCGATAATTTCACTTTGTCTTACTCTACAAAAAATTGTGCCAGAATTTTTAATAATACTGATGTATCTGGCTCTGCTGGTGTTGCTGGTAATATACTACAAGAAACTGGCGATTCAAATCTTGCCTTTAATGCGGAGCTTTAACTATGGCTAAATATAAAAAAATTGATGACACTTTTAATGGAAAAACTATAACTGTTTCAATTTTAAAAAAAGAAGATATACCTGCAAATACAAGAATAACCATTCCTTTAGACGAAGCAAACACCGATTATCAAGAATATCTTGAGTGGAAAGCTATAGACGGTAACGAACCCGAAGCTGCTGATTAATTAACCTTCTCTTGCATCTGCCTAGTCATAAGGCTCATGGTGACGTACAAGGGTGATAGACCTATAATTAGCAGTAATGTAGCGAATGTCATTACTGACATAGCTCTAATTATTGCAAGTTTTATCATGTTTAACAAAGTCGCTAATGTCCTAAGTATAGTTTCCTTCGTTATGGTGGCAAGTATGAGTGGAGGTGCATACTTCGGTTATAGATATGTAACCTCAGAACAATTTAAAAGTAGAGTTATGAGTCAGATAATGAAAGAAGTACAAACAATATTACCAGGACAAATTAATAAGAAATTACCCTCAGTTACAGGTAAGTCACTACCTTTCTAGTGGAAATCAGAGAGATAGGTATTCCAGAAATTGTTATACCTGATGTATATATTCCACAAGTAATCTTACCGTCATTTGATGTACTTAATGTAGAAACTATCGGTTGTAAATATTATCATCGGGATACTAAAAATACAGGTAATAGAAACTTACTCATAGATGACCCTAATGGAGTAGTTAGTAACTGTCCATATCCATCTTTTATACCGATGAATTATCAGGCAGATCAACTTATAATTACAGAAACAGCAGCACCTGTAGAAGAAGAACCTGCAAAATTACCAGAAGGTAAGCCACCCAAAGCAGAGATACCAAAAGATAAAAAAGATGAACCTATAGTTCCCCCCTGTCCTGATAAGAATGATCGCAGAATTGGTGAATATACTTCAGAAGCTCGTACTGAAAGGGTAAAATCATATAAAAGAGGTTCTGATGGCATTGAATGTATCGCAGAATACGAACAAGTCACGTTCGTTGATTCCTTTCTACCTTCTCCTAGTGCTGCTCTTAACGTGGCTGCCATTAGCCTTATTGCTGCATCATCACCTCTCTTATTAGGACTGATCAAAAGCGGTAGTAAAACACTCTTTAAAAAGATATTAGGTAAAAAGAAATCTACTTCTGATTAATCTCATGCTTATGTGGTATGACCTGTCCTGGTGGTACTGTAACCTTTATCCCTTCACAAATGGTTGCATACTGTCCTACGAACTGAACACCAAGCTTGGATTGCTCACCACAGACCTTCAGACGAAACAGAGCAAGCTCTAACTCCATCTTCTTATGCAATAGCTCCTGATTCTTTATATTGACCTCTGTGGCCTTTAAACATAAGTCAGGTGCTTTACCTAACGGAATACTGATCTGTGCTGAAATCCCATAATTCAAGTTGTAGTTATCTTTTTCAAATCTTGGAGTTTCCTGCACATACTTTATAGCTCCAGTATCTTCGTCATATATATTTTGTCTAGTTACAGTTTCTTTTGGCCTATTAAATGACCAAGCATCTGTTACATAAGGAGTAATTGTAAGGCTAGGTGAAGAACAAACAATACCTTGTGACATACGAAACTGAGGAGTTGATTGAGGTGCAATCATCGTTGCGTTATTGTTCACTGTACCCTGTGCATTTGAGCTAGGACTTGCAACTGTTGTATTAGCCAAAACCCTTGCAGGGCAAAGGATTAGAGCTATTGCCCAAAGGTAGCTTCTACGGTTACGGTGGTTGTTGTATTTATTGTTCTGTTGATTGTTGTTATTGTGTCTAATCCTGGTGAGATTATCGTTTCCTGTAAACTGAACGGAGATCCTTCTGTTACTATCTGCCATCTAGGAACACTCTCCAAAGTAGGACTTGTAAACGAGAAGTTGACGTTATTAATTGTTTGAGTTGCGTCTGATTGTGGTGTCGGGTTGATATAACCATTTTCATCATTGCTTTTTATATTATTCCCACTCGCAGAATATGTATAACCTGTACGGTATTGATGGCTTGTGATCGTTTCATTAATAATACTCTGGGATGTAGAATTAGTGGTTTGACTACCAGTACGAAAGGTAGGCACAACAGGGTTTGCAAGGGTTCTTGCTGGTATTAATATTATTATTAGCAAAAACCATTTAGTCAATGGTGATCGTTACAGTTGTTTGTCCAATACAGCTAGTACCACTACCCCCTGCTGTGCAAGTATGCACTCCGCTACTTAAACTCGTCATGCCGAGATTTGATGCGGTACCTCCGCTTCCCACTGTGGTTTGTCCAGATAAATGAGGTAAAGCAGAAATTCCTGACGATGGTGTTATCGCAGATGGTGTTGCATCACCTATAGTTACTGATTCTGTCAAACTAAATGCTGACCCTGCACTTGTAATTGCCTTGTCAGTTTGAATCAAAGCTGGAACGCCAGCAGTTAACGATCCAACATTTAATCCACCGATAGCTCCAGAGGTTGTAGATCCTCCAGATGTCACGCTAGGAGTAATATTATTACCTGATAATGAATAAGTAGTTCCAAGTTTATTTGTAACGCTATAAGGCATATCTACAGTAATCTGTGCAGATGTTGTGAACTTCTGTGTTATATCAGCAAAAGTTGCTGTTGGTAGTAATAAAAGCAGTGGTAAAAACTTCTTCATTTTCTTGTGTTGTCTGGGTCGACTATTAATTTTATAGGTGTATCTATTCTAACTAACTGTGTACTACCTAACACTTCCTGTAATTCAGCTTTCACTGTCTTACCATTCTTACCTTTCTCACCACCTTTCTGTGTAATACTAGCTCCAAAAGAACTTGCAAGCCCTACGAAGACCGAAGCGATAAAGGTCGGATCTATCTTCTGCTGCGGTATTCCTAGTTTTGATAAATCCAAGTATGAAAGGCTTAACATCGCAGTAGCCCAAGTCAACAAAATTAATCGAACAGCCAGTGATACAAATTCAAACTGTTCCTCTCTATCAGGTACTGCTTGCTGTAACTTGAACCATACACTTTTTTTCTGTTCCTTTGGTTGTTCTGCCATAGCGTTTTATTAAAAGAAAAGCCCTTTATGGGGAATAGGGCTTATTGACTTGTGTGAGGAGTCAAGCCAAAATTAGCAAATATATACATAATTGGAAAGTATATAACAAAACCCTATGCTCACAATTCTAAAACCAATCCTCTTCACGTTTCTCAGATCCAAGGCAATAAGACAACTTGCTTTAGATCTTGTTCGTGCGTGTGTAGAAAAAACTGATAATGATGTTGATGATAAATTATGCGATATGTTGGAGCAGGCATTATTCCCAGGTAAATGAACCACAAAGAATTTTTTGATGTTCTCGTTGGAAACCCACCAGCCGAAGTAGAACTTGAAATTGAAATCAGAAAAAGAGAAATCAGAGACATGCCCAGTGCTGTTGTAAAAGAAATTTGTCTTGAACTGATAAAAGAAAATAGACTACAAGATTTTCTTATAATGGCTTCTATTGAACGCATCTCAGATATAAATGAAAAACTTATACGCTATGAAATATCAGAACATCACAGAACAAAAAACCTTGCATCAACCAAGAAGAAAAAGTTTAAGACTAAAAAGACCTTACTCGACAGATTTAAGACTATGCTGAGCGTGTTCAGATGACCTTCTATCGTCCCATTTTACTTTGTAATAATATTGACTAGCACCAACCTTATTTGTCTTTGCAAAAGCTTCTAAGACTGTTCCTTCGTATCGTTTATATTTACCTCCTGTGTATCCAATCGTATGGTTTCTTACAACACGATCATCAACTTGAAATCTTTGTCCTACTGCTTTGATAGGCATAATTTTATAAAACAAGGTATATTAGTTTCAAGAACATTTTAACTATGGAAAAAGCAAATAAATTAGAATTATTAGAACACCTTCATACAGTTCTTATACAAGAATTGTTAGACAAGGTAAAAAGTGGAGATGCAAAACCTGGTGATCTGAACGTAGCAAGACAACTTCTCAAGGATAATGGTATTGAATGTATTCCAACAGAGAAGAGTCCGATGGAAGATCTTATGTCAAACCTTCCAGACCTTGATGTGATACCCGCTTTAGAAAGATAGCCTATGAAACTTTTAGATACCTTTGCAGGTATCGGTGGCTTTTCCTACGCTGCTGAAAAACTTGTAGGTGGTTTTGAAACAACTCAGTTTATAGAAATCAACCCTTACTGCCAAAAAGTTCTTAACAAACACTGGTCACACGTTCCTATCCATGACGACATCACAACATTCACAGCTAAATCTGGAGAGTTTGACATCATTACTGGAGGATTCCCCTGCCAAGATATATCAGTTGCAGGTTTACAGAAAGGCATCACAAAAGAAACCAGATCAGGTTTGTTTTACGAACTCATCAGAATCATACGCATGGTACGACCCAGATACGTTGTCTTGGAGAACGTGGCAGCAATCCTTAATAGAGGGTTGGACATCGTTCTCAGGGAATTTTACGAAGCAGGGTATGATGCAGAATGGGCAGTTATATCAGCAAGTTCTTTGGGAGCCTGTCATCAGAGAAGCAGATGGTGGCTCGTTGCCTACCCCAACAACAATGGATCATCTTCCTCAGAGAAGTGTGGATTCAATGGTGAAACAAGTGACAGAACACAGGAAGGGCAGAACCAATCTTGCCAATCTCAGAGAAGCAGTAAATCCAGAAACAGTACAACTATTCAACAAATTACAGAGCTTACCTATCCCAACAGCAAGAGACTACAAGGACTCAGGGGAGAATATGAACTACAAGAAAGCAGCAGAGAAAGGACGTTTACCTGGCGTAACAGTGGAATCACGCTCAACCCAAACTGGAAAGGATACAAATCTAAACCCACACTTTGTCGAGGAGATGATGGGCTATCCAATCGGGTGGACAGACTTAAAGCATTAGGTAACTCTGTTGTACCACAGGTAGCTGCTATCCCTTTACAACGAGTAAAAGATCTTTATGCAACCGCTTCCTGAGAAACTACAAGACTTTAGATACTTTCTAATCATAACGTGGCGGCATTTAAACCTACCAGACCCCACACCAGTTCAATTAGACATAGCTGAGTATTTACAGTATGGACCTCGTAGAAAGATCATACAGGCCTTTAGAGGCGTAGGTAAGAGTTGGATAACTTCTACCTATGTTGTGTGGAAACTACGGATGAATCCACAGCTAAAGTTTCTTGTTGTCTCTGCAAGTAAAGATAGAGCAGATAACTTCAGTACTTTCACCATGCGTCTTATAAACGAGATGCCAATATTAGCTCCACTACGTCCAGAAGACGCTCAAAGAAACTCTAAAATTAGTTTTGATGTTGGCCCTGCTCAAGCTGATCATGCCCCTTCTGTTAAGTCTCAGGGTGTCTTAGGACAGATGGCTGGTAGTAGAGCAGATGAAGTGATTGCTGATGATGTGGAAGTACCAAATAATAGCTTTACTCAACCGATGAGAGACAAGTTAAGTGAAGCTGTTAAAGAATTTGATGCCATACTGAAACCTAACGGTAAAATTACCTTCCTAGGTACTCCACAAACAGAACAATCTTTATATCTAACACTAGAAGAGCGTGGATATACAACACGCATATGGACTGCACGTTATCCAGAACTTAAAAACAATTACGGAGATAGACTTGCTCCTAAGTTAGCTCAGAGGCTATCAGAAGAGCTTGTAAAGCCTAAAGATCCTGTTGACCCTGATAGGTTTTCATCAATAGATCTCATGGAACGTGAAGCGTCCTATGGACGTTCTGGGTTCTCTCTACAGTTCATGTTAGATACCTCTCTATCAGACCAGGATAGATACCCTCTCAAACTATCAGATCTCATCATCAGTAGTGTTAACCCTGATCATGCACCAGAAAAGGTGATATGGTCATCATCACCTGAATACGTCATCAAAGAATTACCCTGTGTAGGCTTTAATGGAGACCACTTCTACAGACCTGCACAGCAATTCGGTGATTGGATTGAATATACAGGTTCTGTTATGTTCATTGACCCCTCTGGTAAAGGTAGAGATGCCACAGGATACGCTGTAGTCAAAATGTTAAACGGTAATCTATATGTCCCAGACGCTGGTGGTCTTAACGGTGGTTACAGTGACGCTGTATTAACAACATTATCTAAAATAGCTAAGACAAATAAAGTAAACACAATCCTTGTTGAGTCAAACATGGGTGGTGGTATGTTTGCAGAACTGTTAAAACCCTTTCTTCTTCGCTATCACCCCTGTGAAGTACAAGACGTACGTAATACAAAGACTAAAGAATTACGCATAATAGATACCCTTGAACCTGTTATGAACTCTCACAGGCTTATATTTGACCGTAAGGTAGTAGAAAAAGACTATAGATCCAACCCTAACGAAGCACCAGAAAGAAAATTAAAACTTCAACTCTTCTATCAGATGTCTCGCATAACTAAACATAGAGGTTCTTTAGTACACGATGATATTTTAGACGCTCTATCAGGGGCAGTTGCCTACTGGACTGAGTACATGAACCAGGATGAAGACAGAAACATTAAATCTCGTAAAGATGAACTCCTAAGAGTTCACTTAGATAACTGGGGGTCCTACCTAAACAACACCGTCACTCAAACTGCACTGGGTATGTCCCCCACTCAGATAAGTAATTCTAATGGTTCCTCTGATGGATTCATTAATAATTCTTATTAGGTCGTACTTGTAGATAAATACCTCTTGAAAGGGGGGGATTATAGGGGGGGATAGCGACCATAAGTTAGGAAATAAGACTACATCAGCAGATGATAGTACCTATTAGTAGGGAATAAGTAGGGAACTAGACTGACAACCCACAGCATCATATAAAATAATTAATATAAGATCCCTATAAGACAATTCTGGGCAGTCTATAGGGATCTTATAGATACTCTTATAGTTATCTTATAGTCAACTATTAGATAACTATTAGATGTCTATTAGTTAACTACTAAATACCTATTAGTTAGCTATTAGGTACTAATAGGTACTGATAGATTGGCTAAAAGGTTTTTGACAAAAAAATTTGAAGGGTTTACATATATACGCATATGTCGTTTTTACCCCTATACATAGACTTTTTTCTGTAGATTTTGTAGTTAGTCTTTGTAAATAGTTGATATAATTGACTTCTTACTGGACTTATAATCCAGTTAGTAGGGATTAAGGGTCTAATTGTTACAAAGTGTTAAGATTTTCTTATTTCATTTTATC